AACTGGAACTCAGACTCTTACAAACAAGACTCTAACATCACCAACACTAACAACTCCTGATCTTGGAACTCCATCAGCAGCAACACTTACAAATGCAACTGGTCTTCCAGTAGCAACTGGTATTGCAAACCTTGGTACAGGAGTTGCAACATTCTTGACAACTCCATCATCAGCAAATCTAGCAGCAGCACTAACTGATGAAGCAGGATCTGGAACAGTAGCATTTACTACTAGCCCAACTTTTGTTACACCAACTCTTGGTGCAGCAGCAGCGACAAGCATTGCTTTTGCAGATGCCCTTGTTGGTTCTGCTCTAGCAACTGCTGGAACTTCAGCAACGACAATCGATACATGGTCAGCAACAACATACTCTGCTGCTAAGTACATTGTTCAAATGAAAAAGGGCAATGACATTGAAGTAATTGAAATGCTTGTTGCAGTTAATGGAACGAACGATGTTTACGTAACAGAGTATGCTGATGTAATTAGCAACGCTGAACTAGGAACAACAAATGCAGTTTATTCTGCAGGAAATGTTCTTCTTCAGGTAACTGGAGCAGCAGCAGATACTGTTGTTAAGGTTCACAAGATCTATATCGAAGCATAATTTAGGGACGGGAGTCAACTATGGCAACAGTAAATAAAGACTTTAAAGTAAAGCACGGGCTTCAAGTAGCCGAAGGCGGTACTTTTGGTTCACCAGTCGTAGTTGGCACCCCAACCGAAAATACACATGCAGCAACAAAACTTTATGTAGATAATAGAGAACTTATTGTTCCACAAGGAGTAACAGCGCCTAGTGACCAAAATGCTACAAATGGTGAACTATTTATTGATACACAGAACAATAGACTTTTATTCTTTTACAATGGTCAGTGGAATACTACTGCTTTACTTCAAGATACTCTTGAGATTGCACAGCACATTCACGATACAGCAATTGGTGGAACTGGTTTAATTGTTTCAACGTTTAAAGATGCTGGTTTTTATAATGAGGCTGGCGCAGAAGAAGATGCTGGCTTTTATAATACTAACAGTTGGTCTGCTACATTTGATGGCGGAATTGCAACAGAAGTATTTAATTAAAAACTGATATAATATGACTATACACCTATGGAGGAGTAAATAAATGGCAACAAGAATGCAACAGCGAAGAGGTACTGCTGCTCAATGGGTATCTTCAAACGATGGCGACGGTCCAGTACTTAATGCTGGAGAAATTGGTTGGGAGTCAGACACCAATAAGTTTAAGATTGGTGACGGAGTAAATAACTGGATTGATCTAGTATATTTTGCTGACGTTAATGATATTGTTCAGGCCTCATTGGGATCATACCTACAAGATTCAGATGTAGGCGCAGTATCTGGTGTTGCAGGACTTGATGCAAGCAAGAATCTAGTTGTTCCTGGAGCATCTATCCACATAGAGGGTGCAACAGATAATACAAATGAAACAACATTAACTGTTACAGACCCAACGGCTGACCGTACAATTACTTTCCCTGACGCAACTGGTACAGTTGTTCTAGCAGATGGCAGTGGAAACGTTACAGTTTCAGGAAACTTAACAGTAAGTGGTACAACTACTACTATTAACAGCACAACAATTAATGCTACAACAGGCATTGTTTTTGAAGGTGCAACAGCAGATGCTCATGAAACTACTTTAACAGTAACAGATCCTACAGCAGACAGAACTGTAACATTTCAGGATGCAACAGGAACAGTTGTTTTAAGAGACTCAACAGACACTCTTACAAATAAATCAATATCGCTTGGCTCAAACACAGTTACATCAACTCTTGCACAATTGAATACTGCAGTTACTGATGCTGATGTAGCATCTCTTGCAGGTACAGAAACATTAACAAATAAGACTTTAACTTCTCCAGTAATTAATACACCTACTGGAATTACAAAGACAGATGTTGGTCTAGCAAATGTTGATAATACTTCAGATGCTAACAAGCCAGTTTCAACTGCTGCACAAACAGCACTTGACCTAAAGGCTAACCTTGCATCACCAACATTTACTGGTACAGTAACACTTCCAACAGGAACCGTTACTTCTTCAATGATTTTGGATGGAACAATTGCTACAGCAGATATTGCCGACGCAGCGGTTACTTCAGCAAAAATTGCAAATGACACAATAGCAGCAGTAAATATTGCAGGAGATGCAGTTACAAGTTCAAAAATTGCAAGTAATGCAGTTGAAACAGCAAAAATTAATGATGGTGCAGTAACTTCAGCAAAGATTGCAGATGGAACAATTGTTAATGGTGACATTAATGCATCTGCTGCTATTGCTCAATCTAAGATTGATGGCCTTACAACAGATCTTGCTGCCAAGGCTCCTCTTGCAGGACCAGCGCTTACTGGCGATGCAACAGCAGTTAATTTAACAATATCTGGAAATCTGACTGTAAATGGAACTACAACAAACATTAACTCAACTAACTTAGTTGTTGAAGACAAGAATATTGTTCTTGCAGATGTAGCATCACCTACGGATACAACTGCTGATGGTGGCGGTATCACATTAAAGGGAACAACAGATAAGACATTTAACTGGGTTGACTCTACAGATGCTTGGACTTCATCAGAGCACATCAACCTTGCTTCAGGTAAGACATTAAAGTATAATGGAACTGATCTAGTTGCTGCACAGTCTGGTAATTCAGGTAAGTACCTTACAACAGATGGAACTTCAACTTCTTGGGGTACTGTAGAAGGATACTCAGCACCGACACTTGGATCAACTTCAATTGCTTCAGGTGCAACAGTTACAACAGTTGCTGGTCTAACTTTAACAGCACCAACACTTACTGGAACAGTTGTAGCATCTGGAGATATTAATCTTTCAGCAGCAAACGGTCCAGGAAGTTTGATTGATGAATTAAACTTGCTAATGATGGGTGCTTTGTAAGAATAAAAGTACTAAACCTTAACTTTATAGTTAAAGAATTAAAACTCCGCATAAAGTGGAGTTTTTTTCTTTGTAAATTTATGATATACTTAAGAACACTTTGGAAAACTCAAAGTACTCATCTAAATTTGCTTAGAAAGGTAAATAAATGTCAGAAGTTTTTTCGTTTCGTCTATCAGAAGAATTTGTAAATAAATATAATAATGTTCCAGCACCATTTGGATTTTCAGATGCTGGTTCTAACTCTTTAGGAGAAATTACATTTATTCGTACATATTCTCGTGTTAAAGAAGACGGTACAAAAGAACGTTGGCATGAGGTTTGCCGTCGTGTTATTGAGGGTATGTACTCAGTTCAAAAGAACCATGCTAAAGATAATCGCCTACCATGGAATGATAATAAGGCTCAGAAGTCTGCTCAAGAAGCATTCCAAAGAATGTTTGAATTGAAGTGGACACCACCAGGTCGTGGTCTCTGGGCATTTGGAACTCCTATGACTATGGAGAAGCGTAACTCAGCATCACTACAAAACTGTGCAATGGTTTCAACAAGAGACATTGATCGTAATGATCCAGGCGCTTTATTTGCTTGGGTAATGGACGCCCTTATGCTTGGTATTGGAGTTGGGTTTGATACCCTTGGACAAGACAAGCAGATGTCTATTTATGCACCAACAGAGCCAGTCTCTATTTATGAAATTCCTGATACTCGTGAAGGATGGGTAGAATCAGTTCGTATTTTGATTAATTCATTTTTACGACAGAATCAACCTATTCAAGAGTTTAACTATGACCTTATCCGTCCTCTAGGTGCCCCTATTAAGGGCTTTGGAGGCGTTGCAAGCGGTCCAGCACCACTTATTGACCTACATACACGTATTCGTAATGTAATTGGCTCTAGGGCTGGGGAAGTCTTAGATAGCCGTGCAATTGTAGATATTGTTAATCTTATTGGAACATGTGTTGTTTCTGGAAATGTTCGTCGTTCCGCTACTCTTGCACTAGGAACTCCAGAAGATGATGGATTTATTAATCTTAAGAACCCAGAAGTATTTCCAGAGCGCAACTCATATGATCCAGAAAAGCCTGGCTGGGCATGGATGTCAAACAACTCTATTTCAGCAACAGTTGGAACAAAATATGAAGACTATGTAGATTTAATTGCTGATAATGGGGAGCCAGGATTTATTTGGCTAGATGTTGCAAGAGAATACGGTAGATTAAAAGATGCACCAGACTATAAGGATTCCCGCATTATGGGATTCAATCCTTGTGCGGAGCAGCCATTAGAATCATACGAACTTTGTACACTTGTAGAAGTGCACTTGAATCGTCATGAGTCTAAGGAGGACTTCCTCAAGACATTGAAGTTTGCATATCTTTATGGAAAAACTGTAACCCTAATGCCAACACATTGGCAACAAACAAACGGAATTATGCAACGTAATCGTCGTATTGGAACATCACTTACTGGCATTGCATCTTTTGCTGACAATAGTGGGCTTCCAGCATTGCGTGAGTGGATGGATGAGGGGTATCAAAAGATTCGTCATTATGACCACAAGTATTCTGAGTGGTTATGTGTCCGTGAATCAGTTCGTGTAACCACAGTTAAACCTTCAGGATCTGTATCACTTCTTTCTGGAGCAACTCCTGGAGTTCACTGGGGACCTGGTGGAGAATTTTATCTTCGTGCTATTCGTTTTGGAAATACAGATCCAATGCTTCATTTGTTTAAAGCAGCGGGGTATAAAATTGAAGCAGACCTAGTATCTGCAAACACATCAGTAGTCTATTTCCCAGTAGCATCTGGACACAAACGTGCAGAAAAGCAGGTAAGTCTATTTGAAAAGATTGGTTTGGCAGCCACTGCTCAAAAATATTGGTCAGATAATGGTGTTTCTGTAACCTTATCATTTGATAATGAAACAGAAAAGCAATTTGTGGCTCCAGCACTAAATATGTACGAAGGACAACTAAAGGCTGTCTCCTTCCTTCCAATGGGAAACAAGACTTATCCACAGCAACCGTATACAGAAATCACAAGAGAAGAATATAACTCTTATGTTGGAACAATTGGTAAAATTGATTGGTCTGCAATTTATGATGGAGTTGAAAACCTTGAGGCAGAAGGAGAGCAATACTGCTCAACAGATGCTTGTGAGATTAAACTATATTAGCCCGTATCCTGCTATAATAAGGGGATAGGAGAATAATGTCTAATCCATCTAACTTATATGCAGAAAAGATTTTTAGTGAACACCCAATGGCTCTTTGGGCACTAGATGATAAGTTAGACTATATTAGTTTAATATCAGAAGAACAAAGAAATATCATGTCTCTATGGGAGGCCGATAAGTGTTCTTTTTCTGCGGGGACCAGTTTAACTGGAGAACCTTTTATAGACAGTTATACAACCAAGGTTAGTTGTAATGTTCCTGTAGGGTCAACAAATGAAGCAATTTTTAAAAGCCCAGAACTAGTAAACTTTGCTGACCTAGAACAGTCTTTAGGTTCTTTTTGTATTTCAACATATTTTTATTCAAATACAACATATCTTAATTCAATCTATATTGGCTATGAGTATACAGACACAACAACATCTAACGTAATTCAAAAATTAAAAAAGTTTGAAACTACTGTTTTTCAAGAATGGGGTTTTATATCTGAAACATTTGAGATTCCAAATGAAAATACAAACTGTAAAATTGTTATCAAGGTTATTACAAATTCTGGTGGAGACAACATAAATGATTATGAGGTTTACTTTAACGGAATAACTTTTGGTCAGTGGTCAGAAGAATTTAATGTCAACTCTTTAGGAACAAACTATCAAAATTTTCCAGGAAGTATTGAACTTAATACAACAGCCTCAGTTATAGAAGCCCCAGCATATGGAATTTCTTCAGACGTAGGATATTATCTTGTTAATGGAAATTCTTTAGTTGCAAAAAATACTGGAATTCCTTTAGTATTTGGTGCATCAAATATTACAAAACTTACGCCAAATATTAATAATGAACCATCATTTATTTTTCCTGGAAAAGGATTCTTACATGAAACTGGAAGAAACAAAGATTACACTATTGAGTTTTGGACAAGAATTAACTCAAACACTAGTGCTCCTAAAAAAATATTTGGTCCAATAGCAAGTGACGATGGCCTTTATGTAGAAGGTGGATTTTTGACATTGCTTATTGGAGGAAGTTTTAATTCTTATTTTGTTGGTGAATGGTTTAGGCCAATGCTAGTAGACATAAGAATAATTGCTGACAATGCTACAGTTTTATTGAATGGTGAGCAGGTTATTTCTTTAGATTTTGTAACAAGATCAATTTCACTTCCATCTCTTATCGGAGAAGATTGGCTTGGATTTTATGCACACCAAGATGTGACTCCAGTTGAAATTGACTGTGTTGCAATATATTCTTATCAGGTTCCAGAAATTGTTGCAAAAAGAAGATATGTTTATGGCCAAGGAGTTGGATCAGGAGAGAATATAGATGCAGCATATGGAGGAACCTCTGCGCTAATAGACTATTCTTTTGCTGACTACACTGCAAACTATAAGTATCCAGATTTTGCAAAATGGGAACAAGGAAGTTTTGATAACTTAAGTACAACAGCAACCGCACTTACAACTCCTCAGTATTCACTTCCAACAATTTTTACTGGTACAAAAACATTACAAGAACTTTATGATGACTCAGACACGCTATATCAAAATCTTACTAGTGGAGATTTAGGAACAGATGCTCACTTTATCTCATTAAATCCAGATTCAACCTGGAATAACGATGGAGCATATATTAACTTTGGAAACTTTAATATTTTAAATTCAACTGTTGCCTCTATTTATGGAGTATTTCAGGTAAATAACCAGGGCAGTGGAACAGACGAAACAGAAGAGATATTGTTTAAAATATATAATCAAAGTACAGGAAACTATTTTTCTATTAACGTAGATGGCCTAGAGGTTGTGTATTCCTTATACTATTCAGGGATATATCAAGAGATATATCGTACAGATGAATTTGCAACTGAAGAACTTTTTGCTGCTGGAATTAATATTCAAACACTTGTAAATACTTTTGGTGGAAACCTTGCAACATTTTTTGGTAATCAGAATTCTCTAAGCCTTTATGTTGGTGGAGATAACTCTGGATCTAAGACATTTAAAGGTTATATATTTTCTGTTGGATTTTCAACAGGATTAAACACAAACTCAATATCTACTTGTTTTGATGACAACGGAATTGTAATACTAGACACTTATATCGGAAGTGGAGTTGAATCATCTGAAAATGCTTTGTTGTTATTGTCACACACAGCAAGTTATACTCTTTTGCCAACCTACTCCTACGGTAGTTTATTTTTAGATATAGGTGTTTCTGGATACTGGGAAGACTATATGCCATTGTCATATTTTGCACAATATACAAAAAATGATGTTGGAAATTCTTTTTATGATTTAGATTTTTTACAGTTCAATATTGGGTATCCATCATCTCCAACTTTGCTAGAAAGAGAGACTACTGGATCTTGGACCTATCAAGATTTAGATAACGAGTATTCTTCTTTAGCACAAAAAACCTATAGCCAAATAGACAACTCTCTTTTGACTGGATGGAAAAATTATGAAGATGTAAAGCAAAAAGCATTAAAGTATTATGAATATAATACTGATGATGCAGCAATAAGAAGTTATGTAACTTTCCAATATGTTTCAGAAGGTGCGAATCTTCCTCAAAGTAATTTTGCTACAACGGTATCTGCAAAAGAAAATGGCGTTATAGATATTTCAGAGTACCCTTCTTGGTCAACAACAAAGTTTGAAGTTGTTGATAATACGGTTATCTATCCAAGAAAAGATATTGACTTTAATAGTATTGCAATAGTTTATCATTTAGATTTTAATATTCGTGGAATTTTAACAAAGCCTGTTTTGCTAAGAAGGCTTGAAGTTGCATCTCAAGCACTTGACGATAACTCGTTTAATCCAATTGGAACAAGACTTGGAACAAACCTATTTCCGTATAAAAAGTCTGGGCTATATTATGACTATAAGTCAAAGAACCCATTCACTATTTATAAAGGAAGCACACCTTATCTATATATGAATAGAACGTCTGGAATACAAGTTCGTGGAGATTTTGATTCTAATTTTGATCGTGGTATTTCTATGCCAGTTAATCAGTTTCTTGCAGAAAACTATAAGGTAAGTGCTCTTCAATCTTGGATTAGATATGATCAAAGTTCATTTACTGCAACGCCAATAAGTTTATTTGAGTTAGCCTATAAGGATGACACAATTATTTTTTACATAGTTGCTAATGATAAACTTGGCAAAAGAGGAAGAATCTATGCTAAAAATAAAAGAGATAATTCAGACTTTCAAGGAATATCTTATTACTTAAATGGACAGTTAGTTAGAGAGCCAGTATTAACTATAAGTGAGTGGGCTGTTCTTGGAATTAACTTTGGAACAGCATTAAACTTTGACCTATTTAGAGGATCAATAAATCTTAATAGTCCAGCAATTTTTAATAATATCTCATACTATCAAGCAAATAATCTTCAGCAGGTACAGTCTAAGATCACTAGACCTTGGATCAAGGTTCAGAATGATGGGATTTCAAGCAAGAACTGGGCATATTGGCTAAATAACTACACCTGGGATGGAATGCTTATCATATCTGCATCAGCACTTTATGGAGTAAACGCTCAAGAAATATATAGCAACTTTATGGGAACTAATAAGATAGTTATAGATGACGATAGTGGTATTATATTTGATGCAGACAAGATGAAAATCTATAACGATACCACATGGTCAATATCTGTAGGCTCACCAGTGTAATCTGGTATACTTGTGGTTATGGATTCTTTATTTAGCCCAAAAACTGGCAAACCAATTGTTGAAAATGTACGACGTAAGGTCATTGATAAGCATTATGACTGGGGTCTATACGTATATAAGAAGTCAAACGGAAAGTGGTTTACTGACGGAACTGGTTCTGTATTAAACATACCCGCTCAAAAAGGTGACATCTCAAAGATTGCAGAACTTAAAAGGGTTGCAATGTTTAATGGTGATGATGGAGAAGGTAAAGCAATCTTTGTTCCTGGATTAACTAGGATATCTGAAGAAGAATACTCAGAACAAAAAGATAGAATGAGACAGGGTTTAATTCCAAATGTTAATGACTTAGGCGCTATTGCCGATGCACAGAAAACATTAAACACACACGGAAGGGATGCGTACGAAAGTGACTGATGACGATGATAACTTCCAGTATGTAAGAGCAAGCCTAAACACCCAAGAACAAGAAGATAATCAGTTTAAAGGAAGCGACCCATTTAATAAAAACTGGGAAGAGTTACAAAAATACTCTGGTCTAGATCAAAACTTCCGTCGCCGTGTAGCAAGACAAGTAAGCAAAGCAGTCACACCAACTGAAGCATACCTAGACTCTGCAAATGCAACTCCATCTGGAGTAGATGCTGGATCAAAGGCCCTTAATCCTGGAACGGTATACAGAAATGGATACGGTCTATTTGACGTAATCACACCACCATATAATATGTATGAACTTGCAAACTTCTATGACACATCTTTTGCTAACCACGCTGCAATTGATGCAAAGGTAGAGAACATTGTTGGCCTTGGATATCGTTTTGACATTGCAGATAGAACTGCACTTAGACTAGAAATGTCAGAAGATGAATCAGCAACCGACAGAGCAAGAAATAGAATTGAAAGAGCAAAGATTGAATTACGTGACTGGCTAGAAAACCTTAATGATGATGATAGTTTTACAAAAATTATGGAAAAGGTTTATACGGATGTTGAGGCAACTGGTAATGGTTTTATTGAAGTCGGTAGAACAATAAAGGGAGAGATTGGCTATATTGGTCACATTCCAGCAACCACTGTTCGTGTTCGTAGACTTAATGATGGATTCCTTCAAATTATTGGGCAGGCAGTTGTTTACTTTAGAAACTTTGGGGCTAATAATCCAAATCCAGTAACAGCAGACACTCGTGCAAATGAAATTATTCATATCAAGTCTTACTCTCCACTAAATACGTACTATGGAATTCCAGACATTGTTTCTGCAATGCCATCTTTAATTGGAGATCAACTAGCGTCAAGATACAACATTGACTACTTTGAAAACAAGGCTGTGCCAAGATACATTATTACCCTAAAGGGTGCAAAACTATCTGGTGACGCTGAAGATAAGATGTTTAGATTCCTTCAAACTGGATTAAAGTCTCAGTCCCACAGAACTCTTTACATTCCACTTCCTGGAGATACTGATCAAAACAAGGTTGAGTTCAAGATGGAGCCAATTGAAAACGGCATCCAAGATGGATCATTTAAAGAGTATCGTAAACAAAATCGTGATGATATTTTAATTGCCCATCAAGTACCTATCTCAAAATTAGGTGGATCAGAATCTGGACTTGCTGCAGCGCTTTCTCAAGACAGAACATTTAAAGAACAGGTTGCTCGTCCTGCACAACATCATCTTGAAAAGGTTGTTAATAAAATCATTAAGGAAAAGACAGATGTTCTTGAACTTAAGTTTAATGAACTAACTCTTACTGATGAGATTGCACAGTCTCAAATTCTTGAAAGATATGTTAAGACTCAGGTTATGACTCCAAATGAGGCTCGTACAGCACTTGATTTGCCACAAAGAAAAGACGGTGATGTTCCATTTGTAATGACTCCAAGACAGGCAACAGATGCTAGAGCAAACCTTGCTGGTAATCGTCAAAGAGATACAGAAAGAACAAATAGTCAATCAGATGGTGAAGCAACTCTTGATGGACGCAATCCACAAGGAGAGGGAAGAGCGTCTCAATAATTGAGAAATCTCTTAAAACATTTGGTATAATGGATAACGATATGTTAATCAATAAAGCACACTGGACAACAGACAAGGATAGCGTCCGTCTGTCAATGCCTATTGGCAAGGTAGATGTAGAACGCAGAATGGTCTCTGGCTTTGCAACTCTTGACAATATTGATAAGCAAGATGATATTGTTACAACTGAGGCAAGTCTTCAGGCATTTAAAAATTTCCGTGGCAATTTAAGAGAAATGCACCAACCTTCAGCGGTAGGAAAGATTGTCTCATTCAAAGAAGATAAGTATTTTGACCCTAATTCAAAGAAGTTTTATAGCGGAGTTTATGTATCTGCATACGTATCAAAGGGTGCACAAGATGCCTGGGAGAAAGTTTTAGATGGCACATATAGTGGTTTTTCTATTGGTGGCAACATTAAGTCTTGGGATGATGCATATAATGCAGACATGGACAAGGCAATTCGTATTATCAAGGATTATGATCTTTATGAACTATCTCTTGTAGATAGCCCAGCAAACCAATTTGCAAGCATTATCTCTGTTGAAAAGGTTAATGGACAGAATGTTATTTCTGGAGCATCAGTAGATGCAATAATTGAAAATGTTTTTTATGATTCTGAAAACGGTATAGTGCTAGTATCTGACTTAGAAACAGCAGAAAGCCCAGTCAGTGGTAAGAGCATGGAAAATATTGGTTTCGTAGAAAAAAGCGATAGCGAAAAAGCAAACATGATAAAGTTCTTAGTTGATAGTGCTAAAGGCATTAGTACAATTAAGATTACCAAGGAGGTAAATAAAATGACAGAAGCGACAGAAGCAGTATTAGATGCTGTAGTTGA